AACTCAGCGGTTGGGATGTTACCAAGTGTATCAGCTCCAGGGTTGGAGATATCTCCAATGCCACCAGAAGCGAAGCCACCTTGTGCTTGGTATGCACCTGGTGCTGGATCTCCGATTCCGCCGTCACTGGGCTGATTCTTTTTAATCTCTTCCGACATTTGTCACCTCCTAAGTGATTTTTTGTTACTTAAACAAGTCGGCAGTTTTGAGGAAACGACCGCCCCATAGGGATTTCTCAACCATCTCAGGTTGATCCTGCACGATCTCGCCAAGATCGCCAGACTTACGGAAAGCTGTATCTTGCTCTACAGCATCGACACGCTTTCCAAACTCATCAAAACGCTCGGTGGCTTCACCGAGGCTTTGCTTTGTTGCAGAAACTTCTTCTGAGACAACACCGATTGACTTTTTAAGTTCGGAAATCTCATTGTTAAGAAACTTAACTGTTTCTGCTAGATCGCTAAAGGCTGATGTGAGAGTGTCCTTGATGTCAGCGACTGCATCAACAGCTGCCTCGTCGGACTTAGATACCTCTGCCTCGGCCTCGGCGTCATCAGCCTTTTCGACCTCTTCCTCAGCAGCATCGGACTTCTCGACCTCTGCTTCTGCATCTACTGTGTCAGCCTTTTCTGCTGTCTCCTCTTCAGGAGCAGCTTCCATTGGCTCAGTGTCAACAGCTTCGGCATCTGCCTCTGGAGCGACCTCTACTTCTTCAACTACCTCGTCAGTTTTTTCAACGAGTTCTTCAGTTGCGTCAGTCATAGGACTTACCTCCTTTGTCATCTTAACTGTATTAATGCCTTTAGCACTATCAATTAAGAACTTTACCATTTCCTTTTTTCGTTATCATTTTTTTCAACGAAACCTATATTTTGCATTGGCTCACCAGTCGTAGGGCTTAGTTCAGCCTCATTATCAGAAAGAAGGACGAGATCAGACTGGGAATCCCAGAACACATTTTCGATTACTGTGTCCGCATCAATGCCTTTTAGAATGTCGATCCCGTCAACTTTTTCAACTGAAAGAATACTGGCAAACTGGTTAGCAGGAGAATCTACTAGTGATAGCTCTACCAAGTCGTATTCTTTGATGACGCGAACCTCTGATTCCATTTTTTCATCATATGCGTCATCCCAATTGAGCATTTTTCCCCCGATGGAGAATCCTGTGTAAGTTCCATCTAGAACTTTTTCCCAAGCGTCTTGTGCGCCTTTAGAAACATATGCGGAAACATAGACACCACGATAGAATTTTTGTGTCTCTGGATCGAAGTATTTTTCTTCTTTAAAATTTACCATTTTCCCAATGGCTGAGGGTTGGTGCATTTCGCGTATATTGCCTCGAAATCTTTTAAAAGCGTTAACGCTTGCTTCAGCAGTAACGATGTCGCTCTGCTTGTCAACGTTGTCCAGAGTAGCGAATCCCGATACGATTCTTTTATCTCTGTCAATTTTAGAAAATGGCATAGAAAGACGGACGGCATCACCGTCAGTATTCCAATAAGCTTTTGCAATAGTCATACTTACTCCATTATATATCCCTTTTTATAAAAATGTTATAATAAGGGGTTAGTCGCTTGCAGCACCCTCACCCTGTGCATTACGACCATCTATAGTGCTAGGACTGTCAGCTTGATTATTAGCTCTCTCCGTGTCCCGTTCTCTATTCTGAGCAGTGTTTGCTCTCATATCTGTTGCTTGCCTCGGAGTCATTTGAAATGGCTCGTCGCCCGCTGGTCTTTGTGGTAAGCCGAGCTGTTCTCTTGCTTCGTTAGGTGTCATGACCTGAGTCTTTACATATTTCTCAATAATTTGTGCTTGAGCAATTTCATCGGTTAGTGTTAGTTCGTTAAACTTAAATTCAACAATGTCTGTTTGTTCTTTAACTACCCTGTTGATAATTTTTTCTAGATTACGCTGTGCTGGTCTAGACACTTGTTCTTTAAATGTACGGTCTTGTGCCAATGCTGCTGCGATAGATGATTTATCTCCACCGCCAATTTTTGATAGTGGAACCTGATGTGCAATTAAAATATCGTCACGATTTTGTGTGCGGTATTCTTTGAATGATGCTTCCTGTACCCCGTTTTCAATCGGATCCATTTTGAACTCAACCTTGTTACTGTCTGAATCGCCAGGTAGTGGGATGTACAAGGTTCTATGTGACTGTCCTTTAAGATTTGTTTGAAGAAATCTAAACAACTTGTCTTCTGCATCGGCTGAAAGCTTTGCACCTTTAAGAGTTACAACATATCGAGGAACTGCCTTGTTGCCAAAATAATCAATATTGTATTGTGACGCCAACTGGTCGCCTTGCAATGATGTAATGGCAGACATAATATCTGGAACACCATAAAATGTGTTTAGTGGTGAGTATTCTTTGTAGTGAATAATTTCATTTGGTCTTGGATCAGTAGTAAGGGGGTTTTGATTCTTTGCCCCGAAGTTTCTAAAGTAAACAACCTTTTGCCCAATTATTTGAACAAACCCATCACGGAGTCTGCGAACACGCATTGTGGTTGAGGGAATGTGTCCAATATATCCAATGCGTCCGCTAGTGGTTCTACCAATTTCTAAGTAACCGTTACCAGTTGCCTGAACATCTGTATAAAATTTTGTAAGAGTTTCTGTGAACGATTCTTCATCATTCATACTTTCGACCCAGTCTCGCAACTCAATCTTTGTTCTTTCAATTCTTTTACGAGCACGAGCTAATGCTTCTTGATTGTCTTGGTTTTCTAACTTTAAACATTGTGCTTTTAGTATACCTCGAAGTCGTAGCCGAGTCCAACAATGTTTTCTACCTTTGCATCAATAGCAGCGTGATTGGCAAAAGAAGTGTCGTAGTAGTTAGCAAGTTCGTAGAGATTCCAGGGCGGGGTAATGACATCAAAGAGGCCGTAACCATTACGAAATACATCTCCAGGATTAATTTCTTTTGAACCTGCCCCGTCAATACCAGAGGGGGTAGCCATGGCAGAATTAAGGTAGTTCTGCGTTGGTGGCATATCAAGGGTTTTAGCAATTCTAGTTGAACGACGCTTGAAGTTGCTATCTAGTCCACTAAAGTTTTTAAGATCTTCCCATGCTTTATTGAATGGGTCTTGCTTTTTAAATTGATCTTCCTGATTTTCAGGTTCTGGAACACTTGCACCAATTACGTATTCTGACATTATTCCTCATCACCGTGAGCTTTGATAGTTTGCTGAGCAGCGTGTACGGCTCCAAGATCGTTGAGGTTAGGGATAAGCCCTTCTTTCATTCTTTCCATTTGTTCTGAATATTCCTCGTCAGTTACCCTGCTTAAACCAGAAAAGAATACTGGCTCTCCGTCTGGTTCTCCGTAGTGTGAAGCGGCAGCTCTAAGTTCAGCAAGCTTAGAAATGTCATCTTTCATTGAAGGAATGTTTAAAATGTTACCGTTTCCATCAGTAAACCATTTACCGTTGGCCTTTTTCCACACATAAATGCCCCAGTTATACCCTTTGTCTATGAAAGTGGCTTTGGATTTGCCTATTTGATCATTATTGTGGTCAGCCATGGTAACAATTATAACACATTAGACTGCTTTTATGGTAATCGTTTGTACAGATAAGTCTTGGTATATAGAGTACTGGTATTGATCTCCAGCTAGTGCGATGTCGTCCCCTGTGATTATTTTGTTTGTTCCAGTATAAATATCGTATAGTCTTGCAGGATCAACTCCAATGTAATTTTCTGTGGAATATTCTGAAAATGGTTGTGCTCCTTCAATTCTCTGAGCTTCTTGAAGTCTATTAAGTGCGTAATAAGAAAGATTGTTAAATAGCACTGGCCCTCTTACTTTAAACAGTCCTGGCCTTCTGTTCATATTTAGTGGATTAACAAAAGCTATTCCTAGCATATTCCATTCTTTTACTGTTATTGTTGGTGAGAATGTTGGTTGGCCATTTAGATAAAAGCCTACCGTTTCAATCTCAGTATCCGCAGAATCTGTCGCATAAAGTCTTATTCTTCTATTTTGTGGGTCAACAGTTTTTGCTTTAATAAAATAGGTATTTATCTTTCCACTAATTTCAAAAAGAATTAAGTCAGAAGAAAGATCTCCTAAATCATCAATATAGGTAGACATTTGCATAGCTGCAAGACTGTAAACATCTTTCCTTTCTGCGTTTATCCTCATACTTAAGCTTCTCTGAGTTGCTGATGGANAGGCTCCCTGTAACTGAAGNCCGCTGTTCTTTGTTAAATAAAGNTAGGGGGTNTTGTCTGTGTANATAGAGAANGGATTAAAGCCATCAAGGTCTTGATAGAATCCATACTCAACAACGGGGTAAACATAAGAGCCCAGCCTAGAAGAAACTCTGTTACTAGCAATAGCATTTAATGATTTTGCTGCTATGCTGACTTTTTTCAATCTTACAGGCCTAGTCTTTATTCCCTCGACATCAATGTTTGCATATATTACNATAGCTAATTTGTCAAAGTCAACATTTGGTGGTGGATAAATAATTGTGTTATCNACAACTTCATACTTTGTTGTTTCCCAGTTAGAATCTGGTTGAACAACCCTATCTTTAGATAATGGCTGTGTTGTTGTAAACTCTGTGTCTAGTTTGTTTGCACCATTTTCAACATACTGAAAAGAAATAAATGTTCTAACGAAAGATCTTTCAGAGTTGTAGTTGNTTTCATCAAATCGTGTTGGGACGGGGTAGTCAGTGTTAAACTGAAAGAAGCTAACCCCATATTTTTTATTTCCAGCATCATCAACAATTGTTTTAGCAAAATATTGAAGTGGCAAATAATCTTGCCAAGAGGAGGATGTCGCAATGTCTAGTGATAGATTCTCAAACTCATTAGATACAAAAAGCGTATAGCTAGCTTTGTGAGAAAGAATGTCGTCAATAAATATTTGATATGCTTCTCCAGCATCTATTGTTTCGTCTGGTGTATAGCCAGATGATGTATCTGTGCCCCCGTCAAATTGATACCTTAAAAATGCTGTACCATTTGTTGCAAACAGATAGCCTAACTTAGCTAAGTTTCTTTCTGTGGAAAAACCAATTCGATAAATGTATCCAGAGAAAGTGTTTGTAAACTCTCGGTTGCCTCCGAAGTATGCCCTTAGTCCTCGTTTATTGTTTACGAATGAAGCAACCTTACCGCCAAAACTATTGGCAAACTTGGTGAGATCCATGCCAGCAACAAAGGTAGTTCCAAGGGTAATAGCTGGTGTTTGATAAACGGTGTATTCTGCATCAGAGCCATACTTCATCCTGTATCGAATGTGATAACCCTTTACTGAAAATGTTTTAGTGGATAATGTTAGAACACTGCTTTCTTTATCTTCAGATATTTCAAAAGTATCAGTGGTGACATTTTTTTACAAAGTATTCTTTATTTTGTACGATTTCTGCGGGTATATCCCCAGAAAAAGAAACAATATCATTATTACGAAGACCGTGAGAAGAAGACGTAATCGGTTTCCGAACCATCAGTAGTTACAGAATATTCGTCTGTATGTAGCTCAGCACGAATATAGTTTTTATTTGATTCATTCTCAAGAACAAATAGTGTTTCTGTTCCAGAATATCCGATACCCGCCTCAAATACCCCGTAAAAAGCTTTGGTATCTCTTTCTTCTAGATTAAGCTTTCTAAAATAAATATAACCATTGGTGTTGTCCCAGCTAGAATCTGGTCTTAATGTTATTGTGTTAGCATATGTTCTGTTTAGACTTGCATACCAGGCTGATTGGTCTTTGTTGTCAAAAATCAAATCTGGAAGGTTGTATTCTGGTGGTGCTAAAACATTTCTGCCAATGTTGAGGTTTTCTAGATTGCCCCTTCGCCACTGGCCCATATCGGGATAAACATAGTTGTTACTATAGTTTGCAAAAGTATAATCAACAGGAAAAGATTTACCGTTATATGCCGAGGTAATGTTTTCTGGAAAGTCTACTGCCTGGCCATACACATATCTTCTCTTAGCAACAGAGACAGGAACTTGATAAGGATAAATGGCAACACAGTCAATCTCAAACTTTTCAATATCATCATACGAATAAAAGCCAAACCAGTCTTGCTCAACACCAGTTGAAGAAATGTTNTCTGGAAGATTAAGATCAGAAACATTGTATGATAAGTCCAANACCTTTTCACCGTTAATAATTAACGATGCCCCGCCTGAGAAAAAAGATAATATCAAGAAGAATTGGCCTATACATTTCTCCAACATAGTGAGAAGCAAAATTATCGCCTACCCGCAATGTAAAGAATGGGCCATCAACATATAGCCCATCGGTTGATGCTATTGGCCCTAATATTTTGCGGGGACGAACAGTATTAGCACTAATTCTCAACCATGTCTCAAGAGTATATGTTCTATATTGACCACTGGCATTTAACAATCCATTACCTGGAAAAATAACAGAAGGCTTTCCCTTGGTATCTCCCACAATAGAAGTAAGATTACGAGAGCCAAAGACCATTGGCATATTGATATTTTTAGCCAGCAGCTCATTATTATTAGCTACATAGTATGCTTTAGAATCAGAGAGACCATATGCACTAGATTCTATTGCAGAATATTGGTCTCCAAAGTTTACATTTGGCAGGGTAGACAAATTAGTACCCAAAGAACTTTCCTGAAACTCTTCAGCCCATTGTCCAATAGAAAGACCATTGTAATAAAATACTGCATCTGTTTCTCTATCAAGATTAGCTTCAATGCCTACATTTATTTTTTTAACTAAGAACAATGCTTGGTGTGTTTACTCCGCTACCCGTAGCGATAATGGCATCTCCGCCATTAGTTAGCGATANAGTAAAGTTATTGGCATCAACCACATTGACATAGTANATAACTTCTTCAANAAATCCTGTGGGTAGTGATCCATCAACGGTAAGCAAAACCCTATCTCCATTGCTGAGGCCGTGACCAGTTAGCTGAAAGTTTGTTGGATCATCAACAATAATAGGAGAAACAGCATCTAAAGCAATAATCTCTTCATCTGGCAACTCAAAAGTAGCAGCATAATAATGCCAAATGTTGGCAGACTTAGCACTCAGTGTCGTACTGGCAACGGTATCATTATCAAAATGAGGTTGCCCAGCAGAATCATATGTAATAGAAATAGTAAAAGAATCAACTACCTTATCTTGAATTTCAAGGTCTACTTCTTCATAGGCATANAATCCNACGGTAATGGATTTAAGACGAGAACTCAAATACTGATCAATNAAATCAGCAGAGGAAACAACAACATCAGTACCAGTAGTATTAAATTCTGTAGTATGACTATCATCAAAAGGGGAATTAAGAAGATATTCTGGACTAGCTGTACCGCCAGAAATTTGCCAGGTATCACCAGAAAAATCCCTCTGATCTTCACTAATCAAAGAAACATAATCAACAGAATCATCCAAAGGCCACAAAACAATAGGATGCTCAGCAAAAACCTTTTCGGCATAAAGATTAGAAGAAATAGACATGTAGACTCCATGTCTAGTTTATCATAGAAGGCGGCTAGATAAGAGTTACGGTATCAGATCCAGCTGTGAACTCAGTTATCTTATAGCTTCCAACCGTAGATGTAGATGATGTTAATCCTGCGCCAATCGTTAGGCTTCTGCTTGATGGGTATTTTAGTATTACTACCCCAGAACCCCCTGATCCACCAGAGTATGTCCCGCCATCAATCATACAGGCTCCACCGCCACCTCCACCTGTGTTTGCAGATCCAGCAGATCCACTTCCGTCATTCAGTGCACCAACACCTCCGCCTCCGTCTCCAGCGTTTAGCCTTGCGGCATCTTCATAGGAACCAGATGCCCCTCCACCAGCCCTAACTACAGCAGAACCGGTTACGCTTGACGTTACGCCATCCCCACCGGCGCTGTAGGCATCAGTGTTTCCCTCTTCAGAAGCACCTCCACCACCTGCACCACCTGGGGTAAAGGCTGCTGCATCTCCTCCGTCGAACCCCTGGCCTGCAACACCCGTTCCTCCTGCGGCGGCGCCGTTGGTTGGGCATCCAGCGCCACCGCCCGATCCTCCCGCTAATCCGGCGATTCCTCCGCCATCTTGACCTTTTCCTCCTCCACCGCCGCCTGATGATGTAACAGTATCAAAAACAGAATTTGATCCATTTGAACCAGTGTTAGAAGAGCCACTGCCCCCTGCGCCAATTGTTACTGTGAAGTCTGTGTTAAGAGTTGAGGTAATGGCACTTTCTGCAGATGCTCCGCCACCGGATGACTCTCCTGATATAGAAGATCTATAACCTCCTGCTCCACCACCACCTCCTGCTGCATCAGCATACTGTCCACTTCCAGAAACACCGCCGCCAGCACCGCCGCCAGCTAGCACTAGATACTCTATATCATAAGCAATGGATTCTCCGGGATTCAATAAATCCTCGGCAGTAGTTGAGGGTGACAAAACATTCCAATCCCATACACTATCAGTACTATTGTAGACATAGTCGTCAAATGTGTCCCCATCAGAAGGGGAATCGGGAAAGTTAATCTTTGCCAATTGTTACTCCGTAATTTCTACTGCGTCCCAGGATGTTGTTTCTTCGTTCCATACATATACCCCGCCATCTTCGGGGTATGCTACAGGAGCTTCCCAGCAATAGCAAGACTCATTAAGAGTCCATGAACTAAAAGGCTGAGGTGGAATAAATGCATCTAGGTCTTCACGGTATTCATATCCAATACCTGCATAGTTGCCTCTAAATGGTGTACCCCCACCGGTGTGCTCACCTGCGCGGGTATTGTAAGAAGTACGAAGACATACCTGATTATGTCTTGCACCATAATATTCTTCCCAAGAAGTAATTCCTTCTGGAAGATCATCTTCATCCCTACCCACAATTACCTGGGTAACGATATTGTTTTCATCAATAAAAGCGTAATGGGCCATCGTGTCTCCTATTATACACTATTTTCTACTAGATCCCAAGATTGAGTATTTTCGTTCCATCTGTATTCTTTACCGTCGTCTGGCATATCCACCGGGGCAATCCAACAGGCGCAGCTAGTGTCAAGTACCCAGGACTCGTAAGGTTTAGGAGGCATAAAAATATCCTCTGCTTCAAGGTATGAATATCCCACCCCGGCAAAGTTACCACGTAAAGGCGTGCCACCAAGGACGTGCTCATTCTGACGAGTGTTATATGAGGTCTGCACCCAAGTGCCACCGAGGTTCTCAGTTAGCCAATCCTGTTTATCGTCGTCAGCGACAACAACCCGAACCACACGGTTGCTGTCATTGATTTCTGCCCAGTGTCCCATTAGACCGCATACCTCACAATCACAATCCCAGAGCCACCGCCATTAGACCGTGGGGCATTTCCTCCCCAGCCTCCTCCGCCACCGCCGGTATTTGCTGCTCCCGCCTGGCCGGAAGACCCAGCATCGCCGCCTCCGCCAAGACCGCCAGAGCCCGCGGAAACACTAGTGTAACCACCGCCTCCACCGGCGTAGTAAATTGT